ATAATATCACAGCAAAGAATATAAACTATTCTGTCCGTGGTAATATAGACACAGAGGCCAAGAATATCAATACTAGAGTAGAAGGTTCTGGTACTTATAACTATCTTGGTGGTGTTTCTACGGTTTCCAAAGGTAATATGACCACAATGTCTACTGCTGGTAATAGATATGATGGTGCTGGTAAAGACCATCATACAAAAGCAAAGAGCAATAAAACCACACAGGTTGGTAAAAATGAAACACACATTGTAAATAATAAATTTGAATTTAGTCTAACAGGTGGTCCAGTATCGGGACCTTCACAGGCTAAACGCAAATATGGAGCAAGTTCTAATCAATCAGCAGTTTATCAACAAACTATTGATCAAAATGGTGAAAAAATCAATAATACTAAGGATTCTAAACTTAAAGTTGGTGGTGATACTGAAAATCAACATGGTGGTGATCTAAAAGAAAAGATCACTGGTAAGAAACAAACACAGGCTATGATGGGTATTGAAGCGGAATCTCAAGCAAACTATGTTATTAAAGCATTGTCTAATTTACAGGCCACTGCTGGCGCCTCGATGGATATGAGAGCACCTTCAGGTCAGGCATCATTTGCTGGTGCATCTACGGTTGTTAATGCTTTATCTGGTGCTTTAGGTATAGCAGGCGCCGCAGGTGTTAACCTAGATTCCTTAGGTTCTTTACTCAATCTTAATGGTGGTATTGCATCAATTGTTTCCGCGTTGGGCCTTCAGTTAAGTTTTGATTTTGGTGATATAACTTCAAATATTCAATTACCAGATATCACAGGTGCCCAGGCGGATCAACCACAAGAAGAGCCTGATTTAACCAGTGAAATATCTAGTTGGTTGTAAGCTAAATAAGGAAACGCTAAAGGACCGCTATGGCAGTATCTCCATTTGTAAATAGGGAACCAGACTACTCAGACCTAGACCTGGATTTTACCAGGAATCCTGCAACTGGTGATGTAAATATATTATATGGACAACAAGATATTAAAAGGTCTGTCCGAAATCTAGTATTGACCAACTATTATGAAAGAAAGTTTCAATCTACTGTTGGTTCAGATGTTTCTTCTCTACTATTTGAGAATTTTACACCTTTAACATCAGTTTTTATACAAAATGCCATAATAGCATTGATAAATAACTTTGAACCTAGGGTAAAATTACAAAGTGTAGCAGTATCCGAAGATATTGATAATTACGGTTTTAACGTTACAATACAATATATTATATTAAACAGGAATTTACCTGTAACATCAACATTATTCTTAGAGAGAATCCGATAAATGGCAACCGGTAACACTTCACTTAGGGTCACGGAATTAGATTTTAATTCTATCAAGAACAATCTGATCCAATATTTACAAAGTCAAAGCACTTTCAGTGACTATAATTTCCAAGGTTCTGGTATGTCCGTTCTATTGGACATTTTGGCCTATAATACCTACTATAATGCTTTCTATTTAAATATGGTGGTCAATGAAGCATTTCTAGACACTGCACAAGATCGTAAAAACATTCTCTCACACGCCAAGCTGATTAACTATGTTCCCAATTCTTCACACGGCGCCCAGTCATTATTAAATTTAAAGATCACACCATCTAACGGTGAAAATACAGATGTTAATTATATTATTCTAGACGAATATACAAGACTTGTTGGTGCTGATATCAACGGCGTTAATTATCCATTTGCTACCGTCAATGCTAATACTTCATATAAGGTAAATGGATCATTTACATTTGCAAACGTAGTGATTAGACAAGGCGAGGTTATTACTAACCAGTTTATTATTGATGCTAATAATGTCACAGGCCGATATCAAATTCCTTCTTCTAATGTAGATACTGATACTTTGGTGGTTGTTGTTCAAGAATCCACATCCAATACAAAAACAACTCAATATTTCCTTGCTCAAGATTTGTCAGAAATTCAAGCAAATTCAACCGTATATTTCCTGGAAGAAGATCAAGATTTGAGATATACAATTTACTTTGGTGATGATGTATTAGGTAAAAAGCCTGCTAATGGAAATATTGTGCAAGTTACTTATCTAGATACGGTTGGTTCTGTTGCCAATGGTATTCAAAAATATGTTTTCACAGATCCTATTGCTGGATTATTTAAAAATAATGTAAAAATTACTGTTACACAAGGTTCATATGGTGGCACAGATAAAGAAGATATTGAAGCAATTCGTTTTCGTGCTCCATATTTCTATACTGCACAAAATCGTTGTGTAACAACCAACGATTATGAGTCTATTGTTACAAAAGACTTTCCAGATATTCAGGCCGTTTCGGTCTGGGGTGGAGAATCAAATGTGCCGCCAGTTTATGGAAAAGTTTATATGTCTTTAAAAACCAGAGGATATTATAAACTAACGGCACTTGAAAAACAAAATATTAAAAATTCATTAGTGACAAATAGAAATGTATTAACGGTTGTTCCTGAAATTGTTGATCCAGAATATATTTTTATCCTTGTAGGCGGAAATGTTTATTACAATCCATCATTAACAACTCAAACAGAAACATACATATTAAACGAAGTTAAAAATTCTATTTTTAATTATGCTGAAAATTCATTATATAATTTTAACTCAACATTCGTTTTATCACAATTGCAGCAATATATTGAAAACTCTGATGGTTCTATTACAGCATCGGATGTTTTAATTTATTTGCAAAACAGAGTTCAATTGTTTCCTGGTACAACACAATCATATATTATTAATTTTAACACACCTCTTAGAAAAGGTGACCAATATCAAAAAATATATACCTATCCTCAAATATCGGTTTTGGATACTACAGGTGTAACAAGACAAGTTTTATTTGAAGAAGTTCCTAATGCTTATACGGGAGTTGAATCTGTTAATGTTGTTAATTCTGGATATGGTTATTCTAGCACCCCTATTATTACCATTAGTGGTGATGGTACTGGTGCTACAGCCGAAGCAGTTGTTGTTAATGGAAGAATAAGATCGGTAAAAGTTACCAATTCTGGAATAAATTATTCTTTGGCCACTGTTAGCATTACCGATCCTAGTGGTGTAGAAGCATCATTAACAATATCTTTGAGTTCTAATTATGGTAAATTAAGAACATATTATTATCAGTCAAATGGTCAAAAAGTTTATGTAAATGAAAATGCAGGAACTATTGATTATCTCAAAGGAATTGTTACTTTGTCAAGCTTAGAATTATTATCGGTAGCACTAAATCCATTTTATGATGAAAATATATTAACGTTTAACGTTGTTCCGGAACTATCAGTTATTACACCTCTAAGAAATAGATTGCTGGTAATTGATACAAATAATGGCCAGGCCATCCAATTAAATATGGTTCCACAAACATAATGGTTGACTCATCAAATAATAAAACATCATATCTAGTCAATTCACAACTACCCGAATTCGTTAGGAGAGACCACCCTAAGTTTGTAGAATTTATAGAAGCATATTACAAGTCACTAGAACAAGACGGCGGCATGATGTATACCGCCAAAAGATTTCAGGACTTCTATGACATTGACACTCTAAATGCTGATTATTTGGAAGATTTGGAAGAAGGTGGTGGTGAAAACGAAGAATACCACATTCTAAATGAAGAATTTTATAAAAACTTCATTAAATTTATTCCATCCAATTCTTTAATAGATCCAATTATAATTCTTAAACATTCTAAAGACTTTTATCGATCAAGAGGAACAGAGAAGTCTATTAGATTTTTGGCCAGAATACTTTTTAACAAAGATGCCAAGGTTTATTATCCAAGAAATAACATATTAAAGCCTTCTGATGGAACCTGGTTTGTCCAAAAGTCTATTAATATTCAAAACGTTTTAGTTGATAATGTTGCCAATAGTATAGCGTTTTCTAGGTTTGTTAATACTTCCATTAGAGGTGTAACATCCAATTCTACAGCCACTATAGAAAGCGTCAGTCCCTATTATCAAAATGGTTTTCTTGTAACCGAACTAATAGTTTCTGAAGTTGTTAAAGATTTCTATGATGGTGAATCAGTTTATACAACAATTGAGGATCAAGGCGTTTCAAAAAGATTGTCGGCAAACGTTTACTCAGGTGTAATTATTAAGACAACTGTTACATCTCCTGGTTCAGGATATGTTGAGGGTTCTTCCGTTCCTATTATACCTATTGATGGTGATGGATATGTAGTCTCAAATGGTACCCTCCAATTTGGTTTTGGTGGCCAAATTATTATTGATAAAGTTGCTAAAGGTAAACTTGAAGGAAAAATTAAATCAACTAACGTTGTATTTCCAGGAGCAGGATATAAAATTGATGACTTGTTGCTTTTTACAGGTGGTGGAGGATCCAATGCATCTGGAAGGGTTTATTCGGTACTAGATGATTTCACATATCATCCAATTTATTATGATATTGTTGGTTCTACAATTGATCAAGTTGCAGATTTACCCATTATAAATGCTGTTGGTGATATTGTAGAAACACAGGCATATTCTAATTTAGCAACTCAATGGTCTAATACATCCAATTTGGATATTAGCACGGAACCTGGTGGAACCATCAATGATATAACATTAAGTCAAAATTTGGCCAATTCAAATGTTTATTTTGAAACTGGTGACGTTCTTTTTGTGCAGAATACTTACCAAACCATTACAGCAAGTAATAAGTATTATTGGGAATTAACGATTCAACCAGGACTTCCTGGTGGACTTTCAAACGTTTCTTTTGTTGTTAATAAAAAACCTAATGTAAATACTTTATTAGCAAACTCTATGATTTATTGGACATATGGGCCTTGCGGGCCAATTATCTCTTGTGCTATTACTAATCCTGGTAGCGGGTACATTGAACTACCAAATGTTTCGGTTATTTCAAACACCACCATCCGTTCTATGGGTATTCTTGGAAGAATGGATATCATCGATGGTGGTATGAATTACCAGGTAGGTGATCAGATAACATTTGATAATCCATATGGAACATATGGTGTAGGAGCCAACGCACAAGTATCAGTTGTTGATGCTAACGGAACTATTACACAAGTTAATTTCTTTGCTGAGCCTGGAAAAATACCAGGTGGTTATGGATATCGTGCAGATTTATTACCAACCGCCAATATTCAAACTTTAACAGGAAATGGTGCTAATATAGTCGTTTCTGCAACCATAGGTGATGATGCTATTGTTACTGCCAAATCAAACGTCATCGGTTCCATTGAAACCTTAAAAATAGTTTCTGGTGGATTAGGATATAAAAACCCACCAATCATAGACTTATCAACTCAAGGTGATGGTACGGCCCAGGCATATGCTAATATTATTACAGGTATTTACAGTTATCCTGGTCGTTATATAGATCAAGCAGGACAACCAAGTTCGCCATATGTAATTCAAGATAGAGATTTTTATCAAAACTATTCTTATGTGATAAGAATTGATGAATCTTTAAACAAGTATAGAAAAGCACTTAGCGATCTTATACACCCTGCTGGCCTTAAAGTATATGGTGAATACTTGTTTGAAGATAATAATCAGACGTTATTAAATCCTGTGCAAGTCGTAAATACAAAAATTACAATTACATAAATTTGGCATATAAATAGAAGGTACTCAAAGAGAGAGATCATGGCATCGACATATTCAAAAGACCTTGAGGTTCATTCATCCGACCAGTTTATCAAATCTTTCAACAGCTCAAATGTCTATTTAACATTTGGATATCAGAGTCCATGGACAAATGAACTTAGTCCAGATCAAGCCAACACTTCTGTAGAGTCTTACTATGAAACATGGAAATATATGATTGGTGGTAAACTGATTACCGGCAATGATTTACGTCATGTCATACCTAGAATAAATTGGACTTCCAACACAACATATATTGCTTATGATCACACACAAGATTCATTAACAAAAGGTGCCAATACAGCATATTATGTGGTTACAGATGCTTTTAATGTTTATAAATGCATTGCTAATAATTATGGGTATCCATCCACATCTAAACCAACCTCAACAAATCCTACTATTATATTTCAAACTGCCGATAAGTATTATTGGAAATATATGTATACCTTGAGTGTCGATGAACAACAAAAATTTACAACTGATAGTTTTATACCTGTTAAAACATTGAAATCTGACGATAACTCTTTGCAATGGCAAGTTCAACAAGACGCGGTTCCTGGTGCTATTAATAGTATTTTGCTCACCAATTTTGGATCAGGATACTTATATCAAAACGTTATTTCTGTCTCCATAACAGGCGACGGCCGTTTTGCTAATGCTTATGCGGTAGTTAATACACAAACCGATACAGTTCAAAGTATTGTTGTTGATAACTTTGGTGCTGGATATACCTATGCCAACGTTATTATCAGTTCAACCGTAGGCAGATATGCCAATGCCAGAGCAATTATTAGTCCTCCTGGAGGTCATGGGTCCGATGCATTATATGAATTGGGTGGTTCATATGTTATGATCAATGCATCTTTGAATGGTGATGAAGATGGTATTATCTCAATACAAAGTAATTATAGACAAGTTTCATTATTAAAAGATCCTTTAGTATATGGAACATCAAATGCTATGATCAATCTAGCATTTTCACAAGTAACAAATATCACATTAAGTGAATCCAGTTCAACAACCAATTATTTATTGGATGAAATTGTTTATCAAGGATCGAGCTTATCAAATGCATCATTTACGGCATTGGTTGTAGGATGGGATTCGGCCAATTCTGTTTTAAAATTGAATAATGTTCAAGGAACACCTGTATCTCAGCCTATCATAGGATACACAAGTTCAGCAACTAGATACATAAGTTCCGTTAAAGATCCTGATTTAAAGTTTTATTCCGGACATATCCTATATAAGGACAACATTACTGCTATCGAAAGAGCAGTTGATCAAAACGAAAATTTTAAAATAGTTCTAAGTTTCTAAGAGGAAAGAATATAAAATGGATGCCAACACTTCCAATAGCACATCATTAACCACAAATTTTAATGTCACACCATATTATGACGATTATGATCCTTCAGCAGGTTATTATCGAATCCTCTTTAAACCAGGTTATTCTGTTCAGGCACGCGAACTTACCCAGATGCAGACTGCTTTACAAGAGCAGATTGCTCGTTTTGGTAAAAATATTTTTAAAGATGGTACAATTGTTTTACCAGGTCAATTTACTCT